AACAACTGTCAAAACAAACGCTTTAGCAGATAGTCAAAATAATTATCAGTTTTTAGTTCCTGACTTTGGTACTTTTACAGGTGCTTTTCAAGTAACCAGTTTAGAGTATGCAGGTGAGTTCAACGGAGAGGTTACTTACAGTATGTCCTTTGAATCAGCAGGTGCTATAACATTCGCAACAGTCTAAGACTATGGCTTGGGAACAAGTTGAAGTAAAAGCCAATAAAGGCTCTGTCATGGGTATGATGCAAGGAGATCAATTAGATATTCCTAATATGCCTATTGGCAAAACTGTAAATGTTAACGGCAAAGATATTCAGGTTGAATCATCTATATTGGATGAAAGAGACAATGTTTTAAAAATCAAACTTGCAATGGCAAGTACAAAAAAGGAGAAGTCAGATGACAAACCCACTCAAGGGTCAGATTGAAGTAACATTAGGTTCTGAAACCTACAAGGCTAGATTAACCATAGATAGCCTAGTCAAGATTGAAGATGAGCTTGATACAGGCATTCTTGAACTTGCACAAAATATTGCACAAGCCAAAGTTCGCATAAGAACATTATTAGTCGTATTGCGCTATGCCCTTAGAGGTGGTGGCAACGACTTTGATGATAAGAAAGTAGGGCAAATAATATCTGATGTAGGTATTGTTACGGCTTCTGCAGAGGTAGCCAAACTCTTGGTATCTACCTTAAACGATAATGACTCAGACGAGGAAGATAAAAAAAAAGCAATAGAGTAGATGAACACACGCCACCTATCAATTGGGGAAACTTCTATATGATTTGTGTTGGAATGATGGGAATGCGACCTATAGACTTTTGGGATTTATCGCCTAGAGAGATGTATCTCGCTTTAAAAGGATTCAAGCAGTTTCATGCTACCGAAAAAGAAAAGCCTATGGATAGATCAGAATTAGATGACCTTATGGAGTTATATCCTGACTAATGAATGAGATAGATAAGCTAATTATTAAGATTGAAGCTGATACCAAACAGCTTAAATCTGAACTTAATAAAATAGAAGGCAAAATTAGAACCACTGGTGCGGCAGGTGGCGCTGCATTTGGTACAGCAGGCGCAGGCTTGGGCGCAAATTTAAAAAAATTAAAAGGACCTTTGATTGGTGCTACGGCAGGTTTTGTTGCAATGGGTGTAGCCATGACAAAAATTGCAAAAGTTGGTTCTGACTTTGAAGATTTATCAGACTCATTAAATACAGTTTTTGGAAGTGTGGAAGCAGGCGCAGAAGCAATGCAAAAAGTTTTGACTTTCGCGCAAACAACCCCTTTTCAAATTGAAACAGTAACCAAAGCATTTATTTCATTACAGTCAGCAGGAGTTGAGCCTACGGAAAGAATGTTACAAGTATTTGCAGACACAGCATCTACATCTGTAGATCAGCTTGGTGTATTTGAAGCGCTAGTAAGAACAGTGCAAAGATCAGCCTCAGGCGGCTTGGGTCTTGAAGAATTAAATATGATCATGGATAGGGGTATTGATGTTTTAGGCATCTTAAACAAAGAGCTTGGTTTAACAAAAGATTCAATTGCAACTTTTGGTAAAACTGCAGAGGGTGCAAAGCTTATAACTGATGCTCTAATAAACGGTCTTGAAAGAAAATTCGGTGGCGCAATGGAAGCCAAAATGGATAACTTATCTACCGTTACATCTAATATGAGTATTGCTTTCAAACAGCTAGGAGATCAAGTTTTTCAAAGCGGACTAGGTGACTTTTTTAAAGATATGGCAAGCAGGCTAACAACCATGGCAAACTCTATAGCAAAAGCCGTTGCTGTAGCAGGCGGTAGAGCAACAAGTGTTGATTTTGTTACACCTGAGTTTACTCCTAGAGAAGATTTAATGGCGCAAAGAATATTTGAGGCTGAGGAAGAAAACCTAAATAGAATACTAGCTAGAAGAAAAGAGTTAATAAATCTTAATAAATCAGAACATAACAATCAATTGAGCAGATTTGGCGAAAGAGGTAGCGAAGAAAGAGCATTATTTGAAAACGGCAATGCAGGAAAAACTCAACAAGCACAATATGATGCAATAATAGCAAGAATACAAAGAAACAATGATGAGCTTGAAATATTAAGAGATACTGAATTAGACATACTCCATATCCGACAAGAAAGATTAAAAGTTGACAAAGATTTAAGTGATGAAGAACTTGCGAGCCTAGACCACAAAGGCAGAATAATGGATGCAGTATCTTTTTTAAATAAAGAGTTTGAAAAACAAGTAGGGAATACAGAAAAAGTAGCTTTTGCAACTGAAAACTTAGATGAAATTTTAAGTACAAAAATTAATGGTAAAACTTTGCCTGAATTATTTGGTGGATTAGAAAATGTAAAAAAAATGTTTGGTTTAGTGGGCAATGAGGTAGAAGATGTATCTGCAACTTTTGCAGAAGTGTTAGCACCTGCTATTCAAAGCATGGCTTTATCTTTTACCAATGATTTTGTAAGTGCTTTAATGAATGGCGAAAATGCTTTAGAAAATTTTAATGATTTTGCTAAAAATATTGTATCTCAAATTATTTCAACATTTATACAATTGGCAATAGTAAACAAGATACTTATGCAAATATTTGGACCTGCAGGATTGAAGGTTGAGGGTTTTAATCTACCCACATTAGCAAGTGGCGGTACAGCGCAAAGAGGACAACCTACAATAGTTGGTGAGAGGGGTCCTGAATTATTTGTTCCTAGCTCAAGCGGAACTATGATGAATGGAATGAATACTAAAAATGCAATGGGCGGAGGTGCTTCAATTGTAGTAAACCAGTCTGTAAACTTTGCTACAGGAGTTGTCCCTACAGTCAGGGCAGAGGTTACAAAAATGATGCCACAGATAGCAGATGTAACAAAAGGCGCTGTAGCGGAAGCTGCAATGCGAGGTGGTAATTTTAGGAGAATGTTGCAAGGTGGCTAAATTAATATCAATGCCTACAAGTCCAAACTTCGTAAGAAGCAACTGGTCGCTTGTCAGAACAGTAGGAACAACAGTAAGTCCTTTTACTGGTAAAACTAAGACCCAAGAATTTGATGGTGTCTACTGGACTGCAGAAGTATCTTTACCGCCCATGCGTAGATCACAAGCCGTAGAATGGCAGTCTTTTCTTTTAGAGCTTAACGGAACAGTCAACCACTTTAAATTTGCTGACCCTGATGCTCTTACAAACACAGGAACATATAGCACAGCATTTCTAACATCTAATCATAGAACAAGTACAAACTCAGTAACTCTTTCTTTTAGTGGGTCAACTATAACAGCAGGTGCTTCTACTTTTGGAAGTGCAAAGGTAGGTGATTTTATAGTTGTTACTGGTGCAAATAACGAAGAAAACAATGGTACACATAAAATAACAACAGTAACAAGTGCAACAGTAGTAGTTACAACAAGCACATTGACTACAGAATCTAACACTGCAAGTTGCAAAGTAAGAACCAATGTCAAGGGTGCTACTGGATTATCACTTCTCGCTTCCACAAACGCTGCTAGTGGCACTATTAAGAAAGGAGACTACTTACAGATACAATCTAACTCAAACACCACAGGCACGCCCTCACAAATAGTTATGGTTACAGAAGATGCAACGGCTACGGCAGATAGTGGTAAAGATTTTTATGGAGTTGCTGTACAGCCAAAGCTAAGATCAGACTTAGCTAATGGAAATTACGCAGTTTTCACAAGCCCAAAAGGGACATTTAGGCTCATATCTAATGAGGTAAGTTGGTCAGCAGACCGAATATCAAATTACGGCATTAGTTTTTCTTGTATTGAGGTAATTTAACATGGCAACTAGGCAAGGTTTAGATGCTTCTATTGTTAATCGTCTTGGCGCAGATGAACAAGCTTTATTTTTTGCAGTCAAAGCAGAGTTTGACACTGATGACATTCTAGTATGGTCAGGCACAGATGATCTCGTAATAGGCTCAGATACTTATACTGGCGCAGGCACTTTACTATCTGTAAGTGGGTCAGAAGATAATACACAGTTGCAGTCTAATGGATTGGTAGTAGCCATGTCAGGAATGGACTCTACAGTAGTCAATTATGCGCTTACAGAAAACTATCAAAATAGACCTATAACTGTGCTTATGGGATATGTTATGGGCGGTACAAATGAAGTGGCAGGAACTCTGACATTGTTTAAAGGTAGAATGACAAGTCTTATTATAAATGATGACCCTACTGGGTCTACAGTTACCATAGATGCTGAAAATAGATTAGTAGACTTGGATAGACCATCTAACTTTAGATATACAAAAGAATCACAAAACTTTTTACACTCAGGCGATACTGGTTTTGATCGTGTTTCAAGCTTGCAAGACAAGCAGATAGTATGGGGTTCATCACATACTGGGTCAGGAAGTATAAATGATAGTGGTACAGGTACAGGACAAAATAGACATGCTGGCGGTGGTGGTGGTAATGGAGCAGGTAAACAGTGAAAAAACTACCTAACTGGCAAGCCATGTTTGATTCATTTGTTGAGAACAACAACTTTCCATTTGAATGGGGAAAAAATGACTGCTGTAAATTTAGCAACGCACTTATAAAACAGATTACAGGAAAAGATTTAATACCCAAGAAACTTAAATGGCATGACGAAGAAAGTGCTATGAAAGCTATAGCGTCTTATGGTGGGGACATAGAAACCAGCATAGAGAAAGCTTGCAACGAAAAAGGTGTTGGGGAAATAGACAAAGCATTTATGACCTGTGGTGATCTAGTTGTTTATAAACAAAATGATTCTTTGCTTGTAGGCATGTGCAATGGTTTTGGAATACTTACACCTACTGATGATGGCATTAATGTAGTTGCAAATTCATTGGCTCTAAGAGTATGGAGATTTGATTAATGGCTAAATCTATAAAAGCCGCAATAGTTGCAACATTTATTGTAGTAACTGGCGGTGCTGCAGCAGCATATTTTAGTACTATGGGCATGACTGTAGGTTTTGCAGGTTCATTTGCATTTGCTATGGAAACTTATGCAGTTTTTACATTCACTTCAACTTTAGTTGCAAGTGCAATCGGTGGAATGACATCAAAAGGTATAAGTGCTTCTGCAGGCAATTTTTCAAATAAATTTGCAACTCGTGCGCCTTTAGTACCAAGACAAATTGTTTATGGTGAATGCAAAATTGGTGGGACTATTGCACATATAGAGTGTACTGGTGAAGATAATTTTCTTTTACATATGGTGGTAGCTTTAGCAGGACATGAAATTGAAAGTCTTGAAACTCTAAGAATTAATGATATAGATACGACCACCACCACATCTACCATAAGTGGCTCAACAGTTCATACAATTACAAATGACGATTTTACAAATACAGAAAATGAAAACAATTTTGGCAGTGGCGCAATAGCAAGATTTACATTCCAAGACGGAAGTCAAACAGCAGTAGATGGTTTCATGGATGCACAGCTTGTAAGCATGACTACAACAGATAAATTTTTAGGAGTCGCATATGTCTATATACAAATGGTATTTGATGCAGAGAAGTTTGGTGGCGGAATGCCTAGTCTGTCTTTTTTAGTAAAGGGTAAAAATGTATATGACCCAAGAACAGGCGCAAACGCAACTACAGACTTGCAGAGATCAAATCCTGCTTTAATTATCAGAGATTATTTGACTGACACAACATATGGTCTTAAAGCAAAAGCATCAGAAATTAATGACACAACAAATGCAGGTGGCACAGCTTCTGCAGCAAACACTTGTGATCAACAAGTAACCTTAGCTGACGGCTCAACACAAGAAAGAAGATATACAGCTAACGGATTTACAAACTTTAGCGCTAATGGTAATGGTGTTTTTGAATCTGTTCTAAGCTCTATGGCAGGCAAGATGTCTTATGTAAATGGACAGTTCACATTATTTGCAGGCGCATCACAAACACCAAGTCTGACAATTACTGATGATGAGCTTTTAGCACCTATATCAGTTTCTACAAATTCTTCAAGTGGTGATTTATTTAATTCTATAAAACCCATATATGTTGATGCTGCAACAAATTATGTAGCTACTGATGCAGAAGTATTTCAAGACTCTACATTTTTAAGTGCAGACACTCCAAGCGGTGAAAGCACAGCAAACTATGTCAAGCAAATGGAAGTACAA